TGCGTTGGGCTCACGCAGACAATCAAATGGAAGCGGCCCTTAAGCTGGCAAATGAGGGCAATGAGTATTACAATGAGAATTGGAAGGACATGGCGACGTTCGGTTCTGGCACGTTCCAGGCAATCGAATATCTCTCTGAAATCCGGAAGCTGCTGGGCACAGGCATGGAAGTCGAACTGGGGCTGTCTCTCGATGATCGCAACTGCGTTCTCAAGGGTCGCTTCCTAGACACCGACGAACTGATGCGTGTGGTCAAGCAGATACTTGACCCTGAATTTGAGCAACGAAGGAGCAAGTATTTCTAATGGCCTATGCAACGATCACCGACGTATTCGCGCGCTACAAACCCATCGGCTCTATGGTCGGGGCGGGTTCTCTGGATGTCTCCAGTGATGATGTAGCATCGATATTCATCTCTGATGCAGAGAGCTTCATGAACGCATTCCTCGCCGCCCGGTATGAGACGCCGGTCGTCGCGGAGCCTATCGTGACGATGATTGCCTCAGACTTTGCTATCGCGAATATGCTGTTCGAAAAGCTTGGACAGCTACCTGACTTCATGCAGGGTCGGTATGATCGGGGCCTGAAATATCTCGAGGACTTGAGGGACGGGAAGATGCTGTTGAACACGGCGTCGCAGACCCTTCTCTCTTCGGGGGACAATGAGGCTTGGTCCTCGACGGGGAGCTATCATACGATCTTCTCCCCGGTCCTCAACGAACTGGATCAGGCGGTTGACCGCGACCACGTCAACGCTGACCGGGACGCGCGGGACGGCGACGGACCCCTGGGCACTGATGGGTGTCCGGTGTGACGACGATCCGCGTAACAGGACTGGTCGAGACGCGCGAGGGTTTGGTCAAGATACGCAGGGAACTGCGAAAGACCAAGTCCCTATTCAATATGTTCGGTCGCGGCATCAGAGACGACGCCCGCAATCGGATCACGACACAAGACAACGGGACATATCCGAAGCTTGGGAAATGGGCCAGGGCCAGGACAGGACGACGGAAGGCCCTGATCACGGAGAGGAAGAATATCTCGTTCAAGCTGGTCGGGAACAACCTCGTAATCGGACACACGGCGACGGGCTGGAACATTCAGGACCATGAGAAAGGGTTCACGACGCCGGGCTTCGTCGGCAAGCCGGTCACGATACCATTGAGAAACCCGAACGCCCTGGAAGGGGTGACCGGAAACAGCATATCGATCCGCCGGGCCAAGGCGAGTAATGTCCCTGCCCGACGAGTGTTTGCTACAGAGCGAGAAGCTGTGAAGATTATGCAACCTATAGCTGATGCGTGGCTCAAGAAGATAATTGCGAGGACAAGGTGATAGATTACAATGGGATAGGCGAGAGCCTTCGGACCTTGATCGAGACCAATGTGACGGCTCTCGAGTTGGTTCGCTATGAGGGCGACGAGCGCGATGTCGGCATCCACAATATGCCCTATTGCGACGTGGTCTTGCAGCGTTCTGACCCCGAACTTCGTGCGGGAAATGAGTATGTTGTGAGCGCAACCTACGTCTGCACGCTTATTGCCTTCGACTTTACTTCCCATAATGAAGCCGCTACACTGCGGAATAGCTTGGTTAAGCTGGCTCAAGACGCTATCAGGGCGAACCCCGGATTTGACACAGACCTTGAGACTTCTCAACTAGGCCCGGCAGAATTTGCAAATGCCAGGGATGACGAAAGCAAGTCGTTCGTGGCGATGGCTGAATTCGAGGTTGATGTCCTCGTGTTCGTCCCGGCTATAACCTAGGAGAATAAAATGGCATCCGGAACAGGTGGACAGATTGGCTTCGCGAAGGTCACGTCTATTGGGAATAACATCAATAGTGTTAATCTCTGGACGAACTTCGTTTCAGAAAGCATGGAACATACTCTCGAAGAACTCGAAGAGGGTTCGATTACGGGTCGCCGCGACGCGCCCCCGTCCCACAAGGGCATCGACTTCGGCGGTGGAGACATCGTCATGGAGCCGAACCCCAATGCGATGGGCGTTCTGTTGCATGCAGCCATCGGCGCGGACGTCTCTTCCATGATCACGAACGCTGGCTCGACCGGCGCGAACTCAGGTTCGGAAGCTGGCAAGCCTCAGTTCTATCACAATTTCATTCCTCGTCAGGCCGCGCATTCTCCGACCGCGTTCTTGGAGCCGATTGCTGCGATGGTCTATCGCGACGTTGGTTCTGCGTTCCAGTTCAACGGCAGCATCGTCACGGGTCTGGAACTCAACTTCCAAGCCGGTGCCCTCCTGGCAATGACGGCGACATTGATGTCGAAGAACGTCACGCGCATCGAGCGCATCGCCGCGATCAACTCCCTGGTCTCTTCCGGCGGCAAGCCGTGGGTCTGGGACATGACTTCGATTGAGGTCTCCACCGATACCACGTCCGCGAACCTCGCGGCCAACGCCAACTTCGAGCAGCTGACCCTGTCCATCGAAGTTCCTCACGAGGGGGTCGTCCTGCTTGACGGCACGAAAAAGTACGCTGAATTCCAGCCGAATGATTTCCGCCGGATGAATATCAGCGGGACGCTCTCGTTCGCTTCGCACGCCGAATACGATGCGTTCATCGCATACGAGTCCCGGCGCATGCGGATCACGACCATGAATGTCAACAGCGGCATGAGCATCGGCAATATTGCTTCGCTGGACACTTCGATATTCCTGGGCTATTACGGTCTCCGGGTTCACATTCCGAGCATGAAGTTCCTTTCCTTCTCCGCTCCGATGGGTGGCCCCAACCGTATCGTGTCGACCTTTACCGCGAAGGCCGAGTACGACTCCACGATTGGTGAAATGTTCCGCATCCAGCTGAACAACGTCACGAGCGGCTACGAGAACTAAGTTTATCAAACGGAGGAAAGGTACACTCACACTGCACCTTTCCTCCAAAACTTAAACCAAGAGGGCACTCTTATGAGAATTCCGTTTTCCAAACAGACCACGTATGTCCCCGAGTGGAGGGGCAACGACAAGCTCGCACCGGCAGATCAGATCACTGCCACCATCAGACCGATGAACGTCGCCGATCTGATCTTCCTGATCGACGCGTTCAACGAGGCCGGCGTAGCCGGTGAGACCGAGGTCTCCGATATGTCCACGGACCAGTTGAAGCCCATCGTCAAAACGACGGGACACCTGTTGCCCACGTATGTCGATGTTCAAAATCTTTTCGACGGCGAGGGGAATATCCTTGAGGTTGACAGCGTTGTCGGCTTCCCGTTCTTCCTGAACCTCGCCGCGGAACTTCTGATGAAGCTGTCCGAGTTCTCTTCGCCATCGGATGACGACATGGGAAACTCGAGCGCGCCGCCCGATGGGGAAGCAACCCCCTGACATCGTCTCGTATCGCTGAGATACGGACAAGTCAACGGTCGGCGCAGTTCTATTTAGGCTGGTTTTTCAAGTGCTATAGGTCGTCCGAGCAGGGGTGGTTCGCCTATCAAACCCCTGACGGACAGGCTATAATGTATCAGGATGCGTTCTTCTGGTCCTGCCTCGACATCCTGGGGCGGACTATGAACAGGATGCTTATTGAGGAACAGAATAGGCCGCGATAACATGGCATTTAATATCGGCATCAACATTACCGCCAACAACAAGACCAACGCTCCGCTCAAGCAAGCGGAGAAGAACGTCGACAAGATTGGCAAGACGGCGAAGCGGGCGACGAGTTCGATCAAGGGCTTCCGACTGGCACTTGGTCTGCTCGCCGTTGGCACGCTTGTCCGTGTGTCGAAGGGCCTTGTCCAGGTCATCGGTGATATGCAGCAGATGTTCATTCGTTTGACCGCCGTCGAGGGTGGAGCCAAGAAGGCGCGCGTGACATTCGACAGATTATTTAAGACGTTCGGCTCAACCCCATTCTCAATTGACGCGGTTACTGATAGTTTCACGCGACTGCGCGCCGCCGGCATTGAAAGCGAGGTCGCGTTCCGATCCATTCAGTTCGGCGCTGACGCCATCGCTGCGTTTGGTGGAACGTCCGAGGAATTGAAACGGTTCTCGATTGGTCTCCAGCAGGTCGCTGGTAAGGGTGTCCTGTCGATGGAAGAATTGCGCCAGCAGATTGGTGAAGCCCTGCCTGTCGCCATGCGCGTGTTCGCCACTGAGAGCGGCAAGTCGATCTCCCAGGTCATCGCCGCCGTCGAGAAGGGTGAGATCGCATCGCTTGACTTCATCACGACATTGAATTCTGGTTTGGAAAAAGAGTTCGGCGGCTTCGCGCAGAGCCTGGGTAGCACCGTTCTTGGTTCTATCCAGGGGGCGTTCTCCAAAGCGAAGAAGGCCCTGTTCGAATTCTCTGACGCCAACACCGACGTGACCGCTCGCCTCGCCGCTACGTTCCAGAACATCGGAACGGCGACTGCCGACTGGATCAAAACCCTCAATCAAGATGACGTCGATAAGTTTTTCAGTCTCCTTGTTCAGGGTGTGGACGTCGTCAAGGTAATGGTAGAGGCGTTGAGGATTTTGGCGAACGGTGTTATCTGGCTGTCTCAAAAAATATCCAATATTAATAAAGACTGGAACGAGTTTTTCACGGTTATCAAGACTGGGTTCGCTGGGTTTGGAGAATTGTTCAGCACGGCAGACGATCCAACCCCTAAGTTTTTGACCGACGAGCAAGTTGCCAAGACGATAAGGGATACCTCTGACGCAGCTAAAGGCGCGGCGAACAGTATGACCCTGTTCGGCAAAGAGATCATCGGAACCAAAGAACAGGCCGATGCAATTCAGGAAAGTTTGGACAAGGTCAAAAATAGAACCGACAAGTCTCGCTTCGCAATCGAAGGTTTGGGTAAGGTAGCAACGCGCTCGCGCGAACAGCTTCGCGACATGGACAAAGCCTTGAAGGCAGGGTCAGCAGCCGCTTCGACATTCCCATTTATAAAAACTGCCGAGACAGGTCTGAACCGAATTAACAAACTGCTTGGAACGCTGAAGTCGAGTAGGAAGAAGCTTGCCGATCTCAAGGCTAAGCCCATCCTGAGTGAGCGGGACGTCGCAAACATTAAAGCCCTGTCCTCCGAGATTGCAGACTTCGAAGGGTTGGCTGCGAGCGCCAGGAAAGAAATTCAGAAGACGAGAGATATCGCATTGTCCAAGGAGGTTGCGAAGGTCAACGCTCGCACTGGTGAAGTGCTCGAGAAATACAGGAAACTGACGCAGGGAACCGACGAGTGGAAGAACAAGATCGACGCGGTCAATGCGAAGTTCAAAGATATCGGAGCCGACATTGCGAAGCAGATACAGCTGGAGAAGGCCCTGCTCGCCGCTGGTGCTGCTGATCTTGGTCAACTCGATAGGTTGCTCGCCGCCCAGAAGTCTATCAACGCCGAGAACTTAAAAGCAGTGGACCTGATCCGCGAACAGAAGGAATTGCGGTCTCAGACACTCGCCATTCAGATGAAGTTGAACGACGCGCAGACCAAGGCGCAGGTCACTCAGTTGAACCGTCAGGCGCGCGGTGGCCTCGCCATCCTTACGTCAAGTGAACGTGGCGACGAGGTCGAAGATCGCCGGAACGAACTGAACATTTCCATCCTTCAAACCAAAAAACAGATCGCGCAGATCAACGAGAAGCTTAAGAAGGCGACTGGTGATCAAGCCAAGTTCCTCGAGAACCAGAAGGCGAACCTCGAGAAGGTTGCGGCGGCGCAGAACAATGCCCTGGCAGCTACCACTGAGGCCGGCCTCCTTGCTCGTGACCTGTGGCTGGGCGTGCGCGACGCGATGGACAGCGTATTGAACGACGGCATCAAGGGCTTGATCAAGGGAACGACGACGTTCGCAGAGGTCACACAGGCTGCGTTCGACAAGATCACCGACGCGGCTATCGACTATCTGATCGAGCTTGTCAAAATTCAACTCCGCACCGCTGCGATCAACGCGCTCAATTCTCAGAACAGTAGCGGTGGCGGTGGTGGTGGTGGTGGTGGAGATGGTAGCAGCGCGCTCTTCAAAACCATCGGTGGTCTCGCCGCGTCATTCTTCGGTGGCTCTGCCAATGGCAACGCGTTCAAGGGCAAGGTCAAGCCGTTCGCAGATGGCGGCATCATTCGTGGTCCGACGATGTTCGGTCTCGCTGGCGAGGCTGGCACCGAAGCGATCATGCCGTTGACGCGCGTGGGTGGTAAGCTTGGTGTGAAGTCTGACGGCAGTGGTGGTGGAGACAATTTCAATATCACAATTCAGGCCATCGATCAGAAGTCTGGAGCCGAGTTCCTTCGCAGCAACTCCGACCAGATCGCCAGGGCCATGCAGTCTCAGCGAAACCTGAACCGAGGACGATAAGATGGCTCTCAATATCTTCCCGACATCACCCCTGCCCGCTGGCTTAAATCGTGAGTGGGCCTGGAACGAGAATATCGCTCAGTATGATAGCGGCGAGCAGCAGGGGATTTCTCCCTGGATACGTCCGCTCGCCCGGTACTCTGTGCCGTGGAAGAACATCAGCGACTTAACGCAGGATGGACTTTCGAGCTTCTACAATTTACAGAAGGGTCGAACCACTCCGTTCCTTATGAAAGACCCGGATGAGTTCCGCGTCAACTCTGTCTTCGTTACATCGGGCGCTGTCACGGAACCAGCCAGCCTGGGGATGTTTGATCTGTCTTCGTTCTTCATGCGCGTGGACACCACGACCATTGGATCGATGACGTCGAATAAATCTGGTTTCGTTACACTCGGCAACGAATACGATTACGATCAAGACACGGGGAACCTCACGGTCAAGAGTATCGACACGGATGACTATTGGACGGCTACGTCTCTGCAACATTTCAAGAAGTGCGTGTTCGACAGCAAGTACCAAGAGAACGTCATCATCTGGGGCCAGTTTTCAATCAGGCTGGCGATAAAGGAATTGCCATGAGCCGCACTCTTCCAAGTTCTGCGTTCTTCGACAAGCTTCAAGAAGACGCCGTGACAATGTGCGAGCTGATCGACCTGGAGACGAAGGGGCCGAGCTTCCACTGGACGACGAATAATGCGCCGGTAACATATACGTTATCAGGAACTCTCACAGAATATTTGCCGTTCCCCGGTCGCACCGTGTCGGGCGTGAAGGAAGACACTGACCTGGGCGTGAGCATCGTCGACTTCGTCATGGCGAACACGGGTGCGATCCTGTCAGAGCTTATCGTGGCGAATGACTTTGATATGGCGACGTTGAAGGTGGGTCGGATATTCCCTGATACTCCGGACTTCGGACGCTACGAACTTTTTCAGGGAAAGCTTGGAGATATTTCTTATGACAGGAACCAGCTTAGCGGACAGGCTCGTGGAACGTATGGGTCAGGGAACACTCGGTGGCCGTATTATAACTACCAGGACACCTGTGTCTGGCGTTTTGGGGGAACCGGGTGCGGGTTTGACACGTCTTCTGTTACTCTCACGCTTGAGACTACGTCTATCGATGTCGCGTCCTCTACGCAAATCGCGATACTGGCAGGGTCCGGTACTCTGACACTCAGCTACGACAACGGTCGCTTCGACTTCGGACGCTTCACCGTAACAGGCGGCGTCAACTCAGGGCACGCGAGAACGATCAGGGCCCACACGGGAGACCTTCTTCTCCTGTCCCATCCCCTGCCGGTCAATAGCATCGGCGGTATGGTCGCCACGATCTTTCCAGGTTGCCGCAAGCGGAGGGTTGCAGACTGCCACTCTCTTTATGATAACTCGTCAGCATTTTTGGGATTTGAATGGATACCGATACAAGAAGACGCCTTTTAGATGGCGAGCTTTGGCGACAGTATGTTGTTGACGAAGCCAAGACGTGGCTTGGAACTCCCTATCAACACAAGGGTAGGGTCAAAGGGATTGGTTGTGACTGTGGGGGAATCGTCTATCAAATATATAACCCCCTCATTGGACCCTTTAAGCCCTTTCCCAAGGACTACGCTCAAGACTGGTCAGTACATCGCGATGACGACGTCTATATGGATTTCATCCTGCCATACGTGACCGAGGTTCAGAAACCGTTCTTGGGTGGGCTTGCTATGTTCAAGATCGGCAGGAACTTCTGCCATGCTGCGATTATCACGGGGAGGAACAAATATCTCCATGCCTGGGGTCGCACTCAGCATGGGTGTGTGACGGAGACGGGCAAAGACTTCTTCCGTATGGGCAACGGTGGTAAGCTTCGCGAAGTGAAATATTTTGATGTGAAAAAGACATGACACTCAGACAGGCAGGACAGGGCGCTTTCGGTGCAATTGGCGCATATTTCGGTGGACCTCTCGGTTTCTCAATCGGGTGGATGGTCGGCGGCTGGGTATTCGGTGAGGAAGAGGAAGATCAAAATCAAATCTTCGACCCCGGCGCACAGGAGATGCCTCGCATAAATCAGGCTTTGCGAGGGACCACGATGCCCATACTATTCGGCACCAATCGGGTGTCGAGCAATATCGTATGGCAAAATAATTTCACGGTTCTACGTCACGAGAGCAACCAGAGCGCGGGTGGTGGTGGTAAGGGCGGCGGCTCCGGTGGTGGCAAGGGCGGCGCAAAGTCTTCTGCCACACAGGCGAGCTATGAATATAAATGGGATTTGCTCTATCACTTTGGAATGTCCCCTGTTCGGGTTGACATCTTCGGCGGCTGGCTTGGGGCCGACAGGCTGAACGACGACACACTCGTCGCGATCTCTCGCGGCTCGTCCAGCAGCATCAACTTCTTCAAGTCTGATATCGACCGTCCTCAAAACGCTGCGCTCACGTTTGAAGAAGCTCACTTCGCTCACGCTTTCCCAACCGCTGACCAGGGTCAGGCGGACAACTGGGCGCACTTCGCAACGGTCGTGGGTCTTCCTCACCGCTTCCCATATACTTCGTACCTTGGTATCAAGCAATTGAACCTTGGGTCAAGCCCCAGTATCCCACAGCTGTCGTTTGAGATTGGACCCGGCGACGCAGGCATTACATTCGACAGCGCATACATCGGTGACATCGGCTCTGGTGTGACCGACTCACGCATGGCTGGTCAGGCGATGGTCGAAGGTGCGGATGGAAATCACTATCTCATAGTCGGCGCGAACGGCGGCTCGACTGCCATTGGCGTTATCCGCGCGGAAGATGGAACACTGACGGATAGTATTACAGCAGCCGAAGTAGACGCCCTTGCCACCTCTGCGGGTCTTGACCCCGGGGCAGCTTACACGTTCACCAGTAAGACGAGTGGCGCTGCTATCGGTGGCACGAATTATTTCCTAGTTTACGGTCAGGACATCGGTGCCGGTTCCCGAGCAAACCACGCGTTCGTTCTGTGTCAGATTAATGCCAGCGGTCTTGTTGAGCAGGTCGGCGGGTATCAGGGCGACAGCAACGATATCAATTCGAACATCACGGTTTGGCTCCGCTTGGGTATTTCTGGTGCTGGTACGGCGGCGGAACCGCTGGTCCTTGCGTATCAGAACTCTGTCAGCGCCAGCCGCGACTTCCAAATGCTCACCCTGCCCTCTGTCACCACGATGCTGGGGACATTTGTTGAAGATAGCGGAACGTATGAGATCGATGCTCGCACCGCAGATTTGACTGGTCAGGTTGGAGAATATTTCGGTATCCATCAGTCGTCTCGTGGCTATGAGGCGTTCGGCTGGTTCGTCGGCGTTGTTGATTTGTCGTCTGGAAATTACAACACTCGCTACTATTTCTATATCGGTAAGGCCGACGTCGAGGCGGACAACGACACTCCCGCCGCGTCGGATGCAAACTCATACGTCAACACGAACAAGGCGACGTATCCGAATGGGTGGATAGCCTATTTTGATTGCGGTGTTGTGGCAGATGGTTCGCCCGTATCTATCAGTTCACCCGTTGTGGCGAACGCCGACTTCATCGACAACACCACCCAGGTTGCCAACGTCCCGTTCGATGATGCAGGGGAGAATATCGACGGCACCGTGGATGACAACGACGACTATGACCCTGCTCCCTTCGTTGAGATCGTCACGAGCGGCGAGGCTGCTGGCGCGACCCTGGTTGTGTTCGCGAAGAGCTTCACTGGTTCGGAAGACTTGACACCGAGCGGCGCATATTCAAAGGCTCGCCTGTATATTTTCAATCCGATATCTGGTCTGTATACTCAGCATGGAGCCGGCGAGGGGAATACATATGACACGGTTGGCGACGTCGGCGTCGTGAGCCGATATAATTATACGCCAAGCTGGAGGTTCCTGACCCTCAATCAGGAAACCAAGGTCGCATATGTGATCGAGGACAACACGTCTTCTGACGTAGCGATGGATGGAGTTGTCGTTACGTCTAAGTTCGGCGACTATAACATCGGTGGCGGCGAAGACGTTCTCCCTCCTTATATCATCTATGAAATCCTGACCAACCCGGCGTTCGGCGTTGGTATTCCGACGTCGGCTATCGACACGACTTCATATCACCTTGCCCTCCAGTATTGTGACTCCGAGGACATCCGCGTCAGCACCATCTACAATCGTGAGGCGGGCTACTTGTCCCATATCAAATTGCTATTGGGAACTTATGGCGGCTTTCTTACCAATGTCGGCGGCGTCTATAAATTTGGTCTGCAAGATTTGTCAACCGACCCCGTCAGGGTGATCGACAATGACCACCTTCTGATCACCGACGAGGGCGAGGCCCCCGTCACCGTGACGCGTATGGCGAGGCAGGAGGGTGCCAATAAGGTCAAGGTTAACTATCTGGATCGTGAACTGGAATATCGCCAGAACTTTATCGAGGTCAACGACGAGGTCGACCAGGATTTGAACGGCATTCGCCCGCGTGAGTTCCCGCCGAAGTTCGTCATGTCTGAAAAGACAGCCAACAAGATTGCCATCCGCACACTGTGGTCGAACCTGTATGCCAAGAGCGTGTTCGCTATCAAGCTTGGTCCCAAGGATTCTGACCTGGAGCCGGGAGACGTGTTCACCCTGGTGGATAGCTTCCATCCCGATCCGGCGTTGAACACTGGTGTCCGCGTCCGCCTCGTGACATGGGAAGAGACCGACACGATGGTGTTCGACGTGACCGCGGTTGAAGAGGTCCAGTATGTCAACGTCGGAACGCTGGCGATCAACTCAGCGGGTGTCCAAACGAAGAATTCTCTGTTCGGTCCCGCACGTGCCCCGGCGAATTTCCAGATGTATGAACTGCCGCAGGAATTCCAGGGTGCTAACCCGCAGCTGTTCGTTGGCTGGAACCAGTTGAGTGCGTCGATGGGCGCTCGCCTCTACGTGTCCGCCGACAACGTTTCCTTCGCCAAGGCCGACGAGATACAGCCCTATGCCATCGGTGGCATCATGGCCGATGCTCTCCCTGCTCGCGACCCTGGTCACATCGAAGAGAACGTTCGGGTTTACCTAATGCCCGACACGCGCAGCACAGATACGCAAACAGGGTTCAATTCAAACTCGGCAGTCTTTGTCCAGACACATGCTCTCGATGACGTGGGCGGCGCGGCCCGCGCAATGGGTGGTGGTAACATCTGGATCGGTTCTGAAATGATGGCCTACGAAGGCGTCAACCTAATCGGGCAGAATGACTACCGCTTCGACAAGCTCTATCGCGGCTGGGGTGGAACACATATCCATGCCCACTCGTCGGGCGACTTCTGGCACAAGCATGCCGGTGGCATCTTCACGCGCCCATACAATGAGGACAAGATCGGCACGACCATCTATTACAAGGTGACCCCGTTCAATTTCAATGGAGTGGAATATGACATCGCATCCATCGACGCGAAGAGCCATCAAATCGGCGGTGATTTCTTTAAACCGCAGGTACAACCCCCAATTCATACTTTCGTGGAAAGCCTTATCACGGGAACGGCGTCGGACCAGCTGGGTGCGCTTGAATTCAAGCACGTCCATTCTTCCGGAACCGCAGTAACATTCACGTGGCCTGACGCCGCTCGTCAAAAGGGATACGGTGCCGGTGGACACGGGACTGGATTATATGGACGCTTCGTTACGGACACGACTAGTCACCAGTGGCGTGTTCAGGTACTATCATCGGATCAGAGCACGGTGGTAAGGTGCGTGACGGTTGACAGCGGCTTCTACGTTTACAGCTTGGCTACCAACTCGGAAGATTTCAATGGGTGGCAGGGATCATTCTCTGTTCGGGTCACCCCATACAACGATATCGGGGATGCTCTCCGCAATCGAACCAAACGACTTCAACTGTTTGAACAGGTGTAATCATGGCGACAGACCAAAATAATTTTGACCAGCCGAGTGCTGGACAGGCCGATTGGGATAGCTCAATCAACGGCAACTTCGGTATTCTGGAGACTGGCTTCCGAGCCAAGGGACAGGTCGGGGAAGACGTCAACACTGGCGACATTCTCACCGTGGGGTCGGATGGCTTCTGCCTTCGGTTCGATCCGAACAGCGAGGATATCGCTCCTCACCTTATGACTGTCAGCGCATTGTCGTCCGGTGACGAGGCGAACTTCGTATCGTTCGGTAGCGTGCGGTCCCTGGGCGTGTGGTCGAATGTGATCCCCGGGCACGACGTGTTCGTATCGGTCCTCACCCCGGGTATGGTTGTGTCCAGCTACAGCGCAGCCAACAGACCTGTCGGGGTGGCCCACTATGAGGATGGCTTCGTGTTCAATCCGAACCATCACATCTTCCCCCAGAACGTCGCCACGGTCACCAGCATCGACACCGTGAATGGCTCCCTGCATCTATTCCAGGTCGACGTCGGTCGCGCCGGCTGGAACCGTCAAATCCATATGGTTGGCGACAGCGGAGACCTCACCAGTCTGAGATTTTTTTCGAATAGCTCACGTTTGGATGCCGATTTGTTGTTTTCAACCGTCAGCGGGGGCGTTACTGTTGTCGGAAGCCACATTGATCAGCTGGGCTTCCCGTATTACAACACGGACCCGTCGACATATAGCGGATTGATCTACGGCGAGTTGACCACGATGTCTCTCTCGGTCGCGTCAGACTTCGTCGGCATTTCTCTCCAGATGGAGCGATATCGATGACCCGGTCGTTCCCAAATTGGGATGGTCGTGACTTCCCGATCCCAGGGAACACGACACGCTTCCCCAATGGCGGCAACCCGTATAGCAACGCCACGGGCGACCCCAATTGGGACGAGGTCATATGCCTCATGGGCTTCGAGGATGGCAACGGCGCGACCCCGACCGACGAGAGTGACGTCTCCCCTGCCCTCGCCAACATCACCAATATATCCAACGCCGCTGTCAGCACGGGTGCTGCCAAGTTCGGCGGCGGCGCTTTGACGCTCGACGGCAACCTGGACATGGTTGAATGGGACGACCATGCGGATTTCTCTTTCGGATCGCTGGACTTCACAATTGAAATGTGGATGTCGAAGAGCGATCTGAGTAGCGGTGTGTTCATGTCAAAGTATGCGTCTACTGTTCCTCAAGCGGAATGGTATTTCAGTCACACTGGCGTAAATCTCCAGTTCCTGTTTTACTATGGAACTGGTGCGAGTAGCTATCAATTAATAACGCAGTCTTGGGCCGTCAATACAAATACCTGGGAGCACGTGGCGGTTGACAGGGTTGGTCATGAATTTTATCTGTATCACAACGGCACCATGATCTCCAGTGCAACCTTCACTGGTCGTGTTCTCAAGGATACGACGGAACCCGTCAGGATCGGCGGTCGAGACCACCCCACCCCGCTATATCACAAGGGTTGGATCGACGAACTACGCGTCACCAGGGGAACAGGGCGGTACGGCGGCGTCGACTTCACACCAGCAATCCAACCATTCAAAAGGTTTTAACTTGCCGACCACGGCATGGCCGTGTTATAATTATTCATCACTTTTGGAGATTGTTATGCTAAAGAATTTTATCGCGGGACTTGTTATGTATGTCGTGGTGTCGCTCAGCCTTATGGTTGCGACTTCTGCCCATCACTTCAAGCCGGAACAGAGAGTGAACATTCGCTTCTTCTGTAAGACACAGCTTGCGTCCGAGGTTCATGTCACCGCGAAAACAGCAGCCAATCGCCAGATAATCCAGGCGACCTCTTGCGTACAGATTCCATGGCCCGTTAACGCCACCGTTGTGAAGCTGGTTAGCGAGGTCAAGAACGGTATGAACGGCGACATGATCGAAATTTTCGAAGTCAAGATAGACGACGGACCCACCGTATATGTGCCGTCGAAAAAGCAGGGCCGTGATGCTTGATCTAGTCGGTCTCTCACCCCTCAATGTGATCCTGATTTGTGGGATCACATGGCTCTCTGGTATGTTTGTGTGGCTGCTCAAGCGGTTCATCAAGAGCTATGACGACAACACACGGACGCTCGTTGAGATTAACAGGACGATGCAAGTCATGGACAAAAAGCTGGACATGGCGACGCAGGTTGATCGGGAAATATTAGTGGAATTGTCACGGTCAGACACGTGCCACTTCCGAGCAGGAGAATAAAATGTTTAAAGGTTATCGCACAATCATCTTCAACGTCGTCATGATGGGCGGCTTGTTGATCAAATCATTCTATCCGGAAGCCGTGACGCCCGACGTCGAACAGGTCGGCGAAATGCTCGACTTAATCGAGACAGCCTGGGCCAGTATCTGGGGTGTCGGCAACATGTACTTCCGCGCCATCACCAACACCAAGATCGGATCGTCCTCATGATCAAGAAAATCGGGGTACTCTTGGCTGTCCTGCTCGTCGCAGGATGTGCCACGGGCCGCATTCCCCAGGCGGACCTCACACCGACCCAACGCTACGTCCAGGCGGACGGCAACTTCAAGGCGCTCTTGCTGACGATCCAGCAGGAAGCCTTCGCCGGTCGCATCACCGTGGAACAGGCCAAGGAAATCAAGCCGCTCATCGCAACGCTCAAGATCGCGATGGACACGTGGGGCTTGGCACCGGACAACGTCAACGCCGAGACGACTGCCATCCTGGCACTGTCGGCGGTCCAGCAGGTACTCGCCAAGCTGGGTCCGCAAGCCGGTCTAACAGAAACGGAGAAGACCGACCTGATCGAGGCCGTTATATCTGAATTCTTCAAGGCCGACGTCAACCAATCCAAGGGGTATGCGCTATGGGTGTAGGTTTCCAATTCGCACAAGTCCTGCTCTCCGGAGCAATCCAATATCTGCTGCAAGCGCAGAAAACAAACGCCATGATCATGAAGGCTCACGCCGAGGGCAGGGAGATCACTTCCGAAGAACTCGAGACACTTCGGACGGAACGCGACACGATCATCCTGGCGACGGAAGCCTCCCTCGACAAGTTGATCAACGGTGGCTGATCGTCCATCTTGGGACGATATTCAAGAGACATTAAAGGCGGCGGGGGGCAACAAAACCCTCGCCGCTTCGTCTCTGGGTATCCCGCGCACGACTTTACGTCGGTGGATCGATGAAGGGGAACAGGCTGACGAAGCCCTGATCCCCCAGACACCCGACGTTCAGATCAGTGTCCTCACTCAACAGGTCAAGCGGCTCCAGCGCGAGCTAATCAACCGCGAGAAAGAAACTCTCGAGGCTGACGAGGTCCGTCAGTATATCCTCGAGCTTGGCGAACACGAGGGGCGGGCCCCCGCGTGGGTCAACTCAAACCCCGACGTGTCGTACAACCACGGCATCCCCTCCCTGTTCCTGTCTGACTTGCACTACGGTGAGGTCGTGAAGGCCGAAGAGGTTTTCTTCACCAATGAATATGACAGCGACATCGCCGAGCGTCGCATCCAGAAGACGGTAGACACCGCGATCATGCTGACGCATGAAGTGCTGAAAGACCCCGTGTTCCCTGGTGCTGTCCTCGTCCTGGGCGGCGACAACATCAACGGTATGATCCACGAAGAATTGACCGTTGGTTCCGACCGGCGTCTCATGGATCAGATACTGGGTATCAGCGACATCCTTCACGGCGTCATCCTCAAGATGCTCAAGGTCTATGGCAAGCTGTTCATTCCTGGCGTGCCGGGCAACCACGGGCGGGCGACGTTCAAGACCTGGACGAAGTTCACCGCCGCGACCAATGCCGACTGGCTCGTGTACCAGCTGCTCGAGAGATATCTGGCTCAGCAAGTAGCACGTGGCGAGGTCGTCTTCATGTGTCCTCCCGCGCGCGACATCACGTTCAGGGTTGCGGGCAGGGGATATCGTCTCACTCACGGGGATCAGTTCCGTGGTGGCGACGGCATCATCGGACCCATCGGACCCATAACGCGTGGCGACATGAAGAAACGCAACATGGCGAATGCCCTGCCCCACGACGACGAGATATATGACACCCTGCTCTGCGGTCACTTCCACAAGCTGTTCCAGTCGAAGAGCCTGATCATCAACGGCACCACGAAGGGCTTCGACGAGTACAGTCTTGCGAACAACTTCTCCTATGAGCCACCGCAGCAGGGTCTGTGGATGACGCATGAGAAATACGGCATCAATCACTTCATGCCGGTGTTGTGCGACGAGCCAAGCGATGCGATCTACAGCCCGGCGTGGGTCGAGTGGAAAGAGCAACGTGAATTGACGACGTCACACATGATCGCCGACACGATGGAATGGGTGGGGTCATGAGCGGCCCAACGTAAAGCATAGGATACTTCTACAGGTGCATTCAGTACCTTTTGGGGGCCGGCGTTCCAGCTCCGGCCCCCTTTCCTCCCACCAAGCGTCCGTCGCTTGTACAGATAGAAAGCAATGAAAATGGTCAGTACCAGAGCCAATATCATCACCCGCAGGACATATAATAGGCCAATCGACGAAGAAAATGGTGTTTTCGAGACGTGGGAACAAACCATCCACCGAGTGACCTGTCATCAGGAGTGGTTGTGGCGTCGAGCGAAGAGTCGAGAGCTTGGCGTGAAAGAAAATAATGAGTTGGAAGAGCTTCGAGACCTGATGCTCGACCGCAAGGCATCCGTCTCCGGTCGCACCCTCTGGCTTGGCGGCACCGACGTGTCGAAGAAGCGCGAGGCCTC